TGTTGAAACTACTAAACAGGTTGCTGTAAAGCAAGTTGCGAAAGCGATAAACAACAAGGTTACGGTACCACAGAAAAAGCCGGTATTGAAGTTGGTGAGCCAATCTCCAAAGAGTTCAAAAGCTCAGAAGAGAAAAGCAAAGAAATTGAGGAAGAAAATGAGATCAAAGGATTTACCTATCAAGGTAGATCAAAAGGTTTCAATATCGGCCCTAGTGTCTACATCGACGACCCAAGAATCCCTTGGCAAGCCCCCACAGAGTTTGCCGATCCGAGGACCGCTGCAAGATCAGAAAAGATTAGTTTTAAGCAGCTTGCCACGAGGGTTAATGCTCGATCTATAAGATTGAGTGCAGCAGAACAAGCACAACTATTTCGACAAGTTGAACAAATATACGAAAAATGTAGTTGGGATTACGAAAGTGACCCAACATCACGCTCGAATATAATTCGTGTGATAACCACAGAAGTTGATGGGACTAAACATCCCGGACATCCGTTTGGTTTGACATACACAAATAATAGAGCAGTGATTGAAGCATTTGGTATTGAAGCTCTAGCCGATTTAGTTGAGGCCAGATTTGCTGATCTCTTAGTTGGCTCAGTTGGAGACTACATTAGAATTTTTATAAAGAATGAACCTCATAGTCGAGAGAAGGCTGATTTGGGTATGTGGAGATTGATATTCTCTACATCCCTAATCGATCAGATTATTGATAGATGTTTATTTACGCCTTCTTTGAAAGCTGAGCAAAAGAACTGGAGCAGTATTCCTGCTAAAGTGGGCTTTTCTCATTTCAAAGGTGGTGCGAACGCTCTTTATAATATGTTTAATGATGGATCTGATAAATACTTGGATAGGGATATGAGTTCTTGGGATTGGACCGTAACGGGTCAAATTTTTGATTGGGATCGTGAAATCAGGCTCAGGTTATGGAGTTCATACGATGAGAGAGTTGCTAGAATAATAACTAATAGATACGCTTATATGAGCAAGTCAAAATTAGTATTTAGCGATGGGTCATTGTATGAACAGGAGTTGCCTGGTATTATGAAGTCTGGCTTGTTAATTACATTATCCATAAATAGTCGGTCGCAGCTTTTGATCAAAATGGCCTATTGCATATCGCAATATGGTTATTATAATGAGAAAGAGCATGGATTGATTAGTATGGGGGATGATGTGATTGAAAAGATACATAATCTCAATAAGGATCACTACTTGGATTGGATCTTGG